TAAATTCTTTTGTTTATCCGCCTAATGACTTTGTTAAATACAAACAAGGTAAAGAACAATTATTAAAGGTGGCCTAATGAAATACCAGATAATAATAAATAATGGAACTCTTAAAGGTTTTATAGCCTTTAAGGGATCATGTCTTGCAACCATGCAAGATAAATATAAACGCCTAGAACTACAAGGGCATAAACTAAAACTTATAAGGGGTAAATAATGGAATCAATAATTGAATATGTAAATGACTTTGTAATTGTAAAAGAAAGCTTTGGTAATAAACAATATTTAGTAACCAAAGAATTTAGTATTGACAAAGATTATCCTCTTTATGCTTTTTCAAATTATAAAGATGCGGTTAATTTTATAAAGGCGGTGACACAATGAAAGCAACTAACTATTTATTTATATATACAACCAAAGACGCAAAGATTAAAAGATACGAGGTTAAATGCTTATTTAAAAAAGACGCTTACCTTAATTTTTTTAAAGATGTAAAAGCAAAAGATGTAATAGATTTTGAGATACATAGACAAGACGAGGGAGGAACTATCTAATGGAAATCAAATTAAATACTTGGGATATAAACGAAGCAATAGAGGACTATTTAAAAAAGAAATATAAACTTGATATTGATATAACTAATGATCTGGAAATGTATCCTTGCCTTGAATACACCGTGCGTAAATATGATTATAAGAAGTTTAAAAACGGTAAATATAAAACCGATAAAGACGGCTATAAAATTATTGATGACAATACAATAAAGTATGAAACTGAATACGCGGAAATAACCGAAGATTCAAAAATAAGTTTTTATATTTATTAGGTGACACAATGACACAGCAAGATCAAAACGCCTTAAAAAAACTTAAGAGAAAATATCCAGGCTTACCAGTTGTGGGAAGTCCTAAAGATTGGGAACGCATCGAAAAGATGTTGAGCAAGGATGACTTAAAACTATATAAACTAATAACCAAAAGGGGGAAATGATGGACATTCAACTATTACCAATACTTATATTTATGGCGTTCTGTCTTTATGCAGTCGCGCTAATCATCAAGGATAGAGACCAATGATCTTTTCAATAAACATAAACGGAAATATTGTTGACTGGTGCTATAACTTAGACTGCCAGGACAAACAATATCATAAAACTTGGATTCCTAAATTAAGGGATATCCAGATAATAACTAAAGATCTTGACGGCCTTACAGTAAGCGAGGTTAAAAAGATAATCTTAGAAGATATAAAACCAGATATAACCATGGTTAAAGAACATAATAACAAACTAGCGAGAGCGAGGAGAATGGGGCAATGAGTAAACCTAAAAAACTATATAACATTTATTTTGATTATAGCCAATGGGGGAAACCCCAACTTGGCAAAGTATATCAAGGAACTACAGATAACTTAAATGCTTGGCTTGAAGAGGGCAATAAACTTATTAGAGAAGAAAATGGTTTTATGCAAGAAGAAACACTTGAAGATTATATAATTGAGGAGGTAAAAGCATGAACAACATGACATTTAACACGGCTTTTGGTAAATATTCAGCACATTATAGAGATCAAGGATTTGGCGGAGAATTACCCTACATATCCGAGACACACTCTAAAGCGACAGGAGAGGGCGGTTATTTGCTTCGTGATGAAAATGATATGCACATAGCCTACATATCAAAAGATGGCAAGGTAGAGGCTTAGAATGGACAGAAACACTATTCCAAAACACCTTAGACATTTAACCAAAGAACAGCTAAAAGCATTATTCTATTTATTTAGGGCAAGAACATGAGCAACTTACATAACCAAGAACAACTAGAAAACCAATTTGAAACTATACTTGACCAATTATTAAATCAAGATAGAAAAGGTTTAATTGATGATGAAATAAATACTGTAGCTAGAAACTATGGTTTAAATGAAGATGATGACCGCGATGAAATTATAAACTTCCTAGCGGAATTTATACTTTACGATATGAATACAGTATAGGAGTAAAAAATGACAGGCAAAGGATCAGGAAGACGCAAGGAAGACATAAACAAGATACGAAATAATTGGGATAGTATTTTTAAGAAGCGCGACAAGAAACAAATAACCCAAGTAACAATTGAATTTGAAATGCCATGTAACCCAAGCATAAACGACATGAACAACCAAGTTGAAAAAATGTTAAAAGAGAATAAAATTGTTTATAAAACCATAACCAAATATATTTAATGCTTGAACTGATTATTAAAATACTATTATCGCTCGCAGGCGTGTTCGCACTCATGCTACTACTAACCTCTTTAGCAATAGTAATAATAGACCGCAAGCAATAAGTTTCGACTAGCGAGAGGTCATTACTCTCCGTAAATGACAAACCCCCCTATAAGTCTCTCGCTAGTCACCCACGCATAAGCAAGCAAGCGCGTCAGACTCCCTCTACACACGCACGAAAAAAAGATTAGGTATAAACCCTAGTTTACCCTTATAATGAATCTACAGAGCCTAGGCGTATCTATAGACCACGATCCCCCTTTCACTCCTCTCCAGGTATGCCTAGCTCTCCTCACGCTCACTCACGCACCAAGTCAGCTAAACCAACCAAAATAAAATGTTTCTTCCCACCGCTCTGAGATTTCTTTAACCGCTTCGGCTCTCCCTCCAAAACAATCCATATCAATCCTGCCTCGCTAAGTTCTGCAATGGCCTTACCCACACTCTTACGATTAACCGCTGTCATCTTTGCATAATAACTAATCGCATCATGCGATGACCAAGTTTCATACCTCCAGCGCTCGCACAAAGCCCAACCAACAAATCGAGCTGTCATAGATAGCTCTTCATTACCTGCAACTTCGCTACGATACCAATGCCAGATTAATTGACGCACACGCGAGAAATCTCCCTCCTTGCGTGCAAGCGTGATTGGAACTAATGCAGTTCTTTCTCCACGCTCGCTCGCATGGGCAGTAATCCACCAATAGTTTTTGTCTATTTGTCCGAATCTTCTCATAATGTGTGCCTTCCTTTTGTCCTTCCTGCGTGCTTGCTTTCCAGAGAGTCAAACCCCCTCAAGGGGTTTGCTCTCCTTATTACCATTATTATGGTAATGGATATGTGGGCATCTCCTACCCTAGTGTTGACCCTCTCGTTCCCTAGTATGTCCTTTAGGTTCCCTAGTATGTCCTTAAAGTTCCCAACGATTTTATTCGGTAATATCGACAAACATACCTCCTTCTTGGTTAATTCTGTCCTTTGCAAGGTCAATATATTCTTGGTTTAACTCACACAAAACTGCATGACGATTATGATTAACCGCAACAATTCCTGTTGTGCCACTACCACCAAAAGGATCTAAAACTGTTCCAGCTTTTGTTTCGTTGGTTTCGCAATTACATTGTTTTTGTAATCCTAAATCTATAGGTGGATTTTCTCTATTATATTTATCTAATACTCCACCAACTTTTCTATCATCTAAACCACTTCTTTTGTTTCTATCTACTTCTAATTGTTTTGGTCTTTGCATAACTCGTTCATAAGGTTTTCCACAACCAACACATATCTTTTCAGGACAACCAGCTAATACGCATGGCTCTATTAAGTCTTTAGGAAAAGTTGCAAAATGTGCGCCTTTGAATGGTTTAGTGGTAATAGTCCAAACACTTCTTTTATTCTTTTTAGGATTTATGGTTACAAAAGATTGTTGTGCTTTTGTATCTTTATTGCTAGTTCTTTTACCCTCATATCTAATGTTTCCTTTATCACTTCTTTTATCTTTACCATGATATTTAGAATCTTCTTTTATAGCTTCATTATCAAAGTGGTACTTAACATTTTTACTTAATAAAAAAATATATTCATGTGCCTTTGTGCATCTATCTTTAACACTTTCAGGCATTGGGTTAGGTTTATGCCAAATAATATCTTGTCTTAAATACCATCCGTCTTGTTGTAAAGCTAATGCAACTCTCCAAGGTATACCAATTAAATCTTTTGGTTTTATACCTTTGCTTGGTTTTGGTCTTGTCACTCCATAGTCTTTATCTCCTCGCAAAGATTGATTAGTTGTTGTAGTTCTTCCGCCACTTGAATAACTATCACCAAGATTCAGCCAAACAGTTCCGTCATCACGCAATACTCGTTTTACCTCTCTAAATACTTTAACCAAGTTATCAACAAATTCTTCAGGCGTATCTTCCATACCAAGTTGTTTTTCTTCATCGTTGTAATTACGCAATCCCCAATAAGGTGGTGAAGTAATACAAGTGTTAATAGATTCGTCATCTAATTTTTGTAATGTTTCTATGCAGTTGCCTTGTAGTATTTGTATTTTCATTTGTCTCTCCTTTTAAAATTGATCATATAAATTTAATGGATTTTGTAATTCTTCTAATGGCTCTAACACTCCATCCTTCCTAAATAATGTCTTGGTAGTGTAGTCAACATTACCAGAATTAGATTTAACTAAGGCGGCTTTTACCACGCTCATGCGCTCGTATGTTACTCGCTGTTCCTCGCATATCCTTTCGCAATCCTCCACGCTCGCAAGCCACATAGCAATCGCCCAACGCACGCTGTCAGTTATGCTTGATGCACCACGAATTTCTGCTCTATGACTCATAGCATCATCACTATCATTAGCTAACGCACCTTTATTCAGATGATGAATCGTAAGCGTTGCACAACCAAGACGAGCTGATATGTTTGCACAATAACTACCCCAGAGTTGGCCAGCTTCATTACTGCTTGATACATTACCTGTTGTAAATGCTTGTAATGGGTCGAAACATACTAACTTTAAATCTGGTATAGCTTTTAATTCTTCTACTAACTCTTGTGCTATAGGGGTAATACCTTCTTCTCTTAACAGTATCATTGGTTCTTTTTGTTCTGGTACAGGAAATACATAGACTTCATAAGAGGAGTTAAATCGCTTGCCCTTAGGGTCGAGCAAGTCAAGTCGCCTATGTATTTCCATTAAATCATCTTCCGCACAGAATATGACACTATTACCACGCTCTACAATATCTTTTCCCCACCATCTACCACCACAACAAATAGAAAGTGCAAGTTGTATGACACTTAATGATTTACCTACACCACCAACTGCGGCAAGAATACCTGGTTTACCAATAGGAATAAGACCTTCAACTAAAAACTTTTGTGGTTCTGGTTTACCTATAAGATTACGAATTGCATATTTTTGTATGCCTAGCTTATGTTCTACAAGTTCAGCTTTTACTTTTTCTAAACCATGTCGTAAATATAAATCGTTAAAGTCTCCGTGTTCACTCGGCAAACGCACGCATGAATTAATCACCGCCTGCACGCACTCTTGCGCCTTCTTCTCTCCAACTCCGCTTTCATCATTATCAAGCGCAACAACAATTCTAGCACCTGAAAGCTTGCGTATCTGAAGGGCTACTGCCATGACGAAATTGGCAGAAAATACGCAAGCTACAGGAATCTGGGTAGCTTCATAAATAGTTGCAGAAGTTGAATAACCCTCTGCTAATATAATTTTATCTAATTTAGGAATGTCTTTTATGTCTGCACCAATGAGAAATATGTTGCCTTTTATTTCTGAATCAGAAGCAAATCTTTTGTCACCATTTTTACTAATAAACTGTAGAGAACGTATGTTTCCTGTTGTAGAATACACACCGCAAACCAACATATCCTGGTATTGCTTTAAACCATAATTTTTAACCTTTTTATTTGTGAGATAGTCATGTTCAACAACATTCGGATAAGAGTCGAACCAGCGTTCAACTTTTTTGGCCACTTCGTTATGCCTTTGTTTTTTAGTTTCATCAGCCCTTTGCTTGGCCTCTTGCAGCTGACGTTGTAGATTGTCTCTTTCTTGAACAGTCATAGCTTGATGATTCACGCTTGACCATTTACCCTCGAAGCCTGTTTTCCAATTACCAAAGGTTGCGAAGTAATTACCGTTGAGTTCATTGACTACATAATAACCAGACTTCTGACCGCCAGAGTCAGCTTTTATACCAGCCATTTCATTAACTGGTACTCTTACTATTTCGCCTGTTATTTGTAAGTGATCTATTCGCAATCCCTGTGATTGCATTTCATTAATTAAATCTCTTGTATCTTTTGGTTTGTTTTGTTCTAAATTATTTCCTTCTGGAAAGTATTTCGTCAGATCCATGTTTTGCCCTTTCATCGTCTTGTTGAGCTATTGCATTAGCCCAGTTTAAATATTGTCTTACTATAGAAGTAAAAACTTTTTTTCTCTTATCCCTATCCCACTTGTGTAATGCTTGATTACCTTCTTCTCTGGATAGTTCTAAATATATATCCTTGGTTTGTGCTATGGAGTATTCAACACCTTCGTCATTGAGTTGTGCTTTGTTTGGTAACCTTTTACCTTCTGTAATCTTTTTTAAATGATCCATACTGCACGCACCTAACCAATAGTCTCCGTCTTTATAAAGTAGTGGCCCACTCGGATTTTTACAATATCCGCAAAGAGTGGGCCTGTTTTTACCATCAAAATTAAAATGGTGCTTCATCATCATCAACAGTGGTAGTTCCCATTGCTGCTAAATCAGAATCTGACGGACCAGTTTTAATATTATCATCCTCAACTTTTGGTTTTGGCTTTGCAACAGATTCAGTTGCAGGTTGCCAGTTCTTACCAAAGTTTTCATCAATGACCATATATTTGTCATCATTATCCATTATTACTGGAGCTACGACTGACTTGTCCATGAACTTATCCATAGATGTTAATGAGCCTAAACCCATTGCAGTTGCCATAGCTTTAAATGAATGTTTGCCACGCCTTACAACATCTGGATTATCATGCCCTACTGTAAAGGCATGATTAATTCTGAATGTTGAACTACCAACGGTAAAGAATACTTTAATTGCTTCCCAGTTATTTCTACCAGTAACAACCTCATATCCATCAAAGTTTAAAGTATGAACACCAGGCTCAATCTTTGCTTGTGATTCTGAACCAGAATCTGTGTTATCAAAATCATATTTTGTTAAATCCATTTTTTACTCCTTGTTAAATCCAACATTTATATTCTGAACAATCCTCTTGCGATTCCCCACAATGACGACAAAATCCATCTTCATCGTATTGTGGTTGATCATCATCACAAAAGTGTTCGTTAAGTTCTTTAGTATCAATCACTTCAACATCTCCTCACGGATTGCGTTCCAGTCCATTGGCAACTCATCTGGTAAGTTGTATCTGTTTTTTGCAAGATACGCTGGGTCGTTGTTTGGATAAATAATTCTATCTCCAGATACAGTTTTAGTAGTCATACCACTTTTACCCTGCACCTTAATAGTACCTAACTTCTTAGCTGCAAAAAAACATGCATCAGAATGTTCCAACAATAATGCTGAAGCTTTCTTATGAAGTTTAAGAGAGTATCTGTCGTAAGCTTCGATTCGTGGATCTTCCACTTTTCTTACCTCACTATGACATATCTGGAATATCATCATTCCTTTATCTCTTAGTTTGTTAAGTTTTTCTATGTACTGACCCCAGTACCTCAATGTTTCGGCATAGCCTTTTCCGTAACTTGGTTGATCAATGGAAGCCCAGTTGTTATCTGCACAAACCTTTTCCCACAACAATCTCTCAAACCAGTCCAAAGAATCAATACAAACAGTTTTGTATTCATGTTTTTCAACGGCAAGCTCATCAAGATTTTCCATGACATCCGCATAAGTTTTACACGGTATGTTATCCATTTGTATCTTACCTAGACCATCCTCGACATCCAACATAATTGGATTTTTTGTCTGCGATGCTAAGTATGTTTTACCTACAGCTGCCTCACCATGAACTATTATCCTTGGTGGTTTTTGTACGGATTTTTTTCTTATATCAGCTAATGACATTATTGCACCTCAATCTTTTTTTCTTCTGTTGGCTCTAATATGTTTTTCATACGAGCCTCATAAGAACCAAGTAAGGTATTTAAATCATCGATATCATTATTAGCTTTTATAATAAAATCATCTCTGATTTGTTTCTTTTCTTGCCAACGAGCCATCAACTCTTTTGCATTGTCTGGCATTTCATTAACCTTATGTTCCTTGCCATCATCCGCAAACTTAATTGTTGGTTCTTCAACGTTTTTGGTTTCACTATTTTCACTCATTAGTTTCTCCTTTATTATATTGTTTATATAAATCGCAGATGCTTCTTGCGTTACAAAAGCGACAATGATCCCCATAAACATATACAGGGTTTTCCTCCAAGCATGCATCCACGCACGGCTGTAAGAAATCGTAGGCCCAATCCACCAGAAACTCTGCGGTGGTGTTCCATGTCTTGATAGGTCCGCCACCCCACGTTGCGCGAGGTTGGACTATTGTAATCTCTACTTCAGTATCTTCATTGCCATATCGTGACAATGCACCTATTGCATATATCATGGCTTGTTTGTTATGTTCTGGACTAACAGGATATTTACCTGTCTTTAAATCTATAACGCACATTTTATGTGGAGTGATTATTAGTGCGTCTGCATAACCATATAGATCTTCTGATATTTCTTGGCATCTAACTTTTTGTTCTACTAATAATTTGCCGTTTAATCTTTTTGCTCTCTCTTGCACATATTCCACATAAATCTTTGCGCAATCAATCATGTCTTGGTCGACTGTTATTTCAAAATCTTCTACATATTCTTTTTTACCAAGCCAATAATCTTCAAGTGTGACATCAACTAAAAATCCTTTTAATAGTTGTTCTGTCATGTTGTGAATTAAAGTACCAACAGCGGCAGGTAATCCAACTTGATAATCAACCTTGGCTGCTAATGTTGGCATACCAGGGCAATTAGTCCATTTTTCAGCAGCTGATGGGCTAAGTTTGGCGTGTTTCATGTGATACCCTTGCTTCTTCTTCGGCTTTTATGATTTCGTCAATATCATATACAATTTTACCATTTAGGTTAAAATAGTCAGGTCCTATTTTCTTAGCA